AGAAACAAAGGTAATGTTATTTTATCCTTTTGTAAATATGATAGACAAATTAATACATATGACACAAAATTAATTGATAAGGAGATACCAAAATTTAAACAACGTCATAGAAGAAATTGGCTTATTTATGAAAAGAAGTTGTTAAATAAAAGCACTATTTGGTTTGGTAAAAATATTAAATTTTAAAGGAGAAATGTAATTAATGAGTAAAAAAGAAGTACAGGCAACTTTAAAAAAGGGCAAAGCACAATTTATGTTAATTGGTAAGGCAAAAATCACAGATTATACATACACTATTGATCATGAATATGATTCTGGCTGGACTGATAATCAGCTTAATCTTGGTATCGATTGCGGTAATGGTAATGTAGTTTATACTGAACTTAAAGGTGGTTATTTTCCTCAAAATGACAGTTTAATTTATGTTCATGGTACTAAAGAAGTTGATGGTATAAAACAAGAAGATTATAATAATAGATTTACGATTGCTTGGGAAGACCGTTTTGATAAATCTATTCTTGAAACAGTAGGTGATAGTTGTTTTATTAAAGTTGGTATTGAAAAAGATACTCATGATAAGACATTTACAAAGAAATTTATTTCACCATATGATGCAGTAGCTTATATTCAAGAACATCTTACCGATGGAACAGTATTAAATGTAAAGGGTAATTTGGAATATCAACCTAATAATGATTTTGAAAGTAATGATGTTTATTTACATAAGTCTATCACATCAATCTTTCTTTCTAAGGTTAAAGATGAGAAAGATTATAAAGCTAAATTTATACAAACAATATTACTTGATTCTAACAGTATTGGTAAAAAAGATGTAGAGCATAACACAGTAGGAGTTTCTGCATATGTTGTTGATTATGTTGGAAAAGTAAAAATTGATAATGAAAAAGTTAAGATTGGTAAGAATGTAACTTTCCCATATAATTTTGAATTGCAAGTTAATGATGAAAAGCCTGAAATTACTGCAAAAATGCTTCAAAAATTCTTCAAAGTTGTGAAAAAAACAGATATAACAGAACTCACTGTTGAAGGTAATATTATTGAAGGTCAAGCTATTGTAAATGTAACAGAAGATGATATTCCAGATGATATTAAAGAGTTAATCGAAATGGGAATTTATACGCAAGAAGAAGCAGAAACCAAATGTGCAATTGGTAATAAAAATCGTGAAAAACGTTTAGTTATTACTCGTCCTTATATTACATATGTTGGTAAAAATGAAGAACGTAAACCTACTATTGCTATTAATACTACTAAATATAAAGATTCAGATAAAGTATTCTATTCACAACTTATTGCAGAAATTGACAAATCAGATAGCAAAGAAACTAACAGTGAAAATAAATCTGGTGAAATGATTGATAATCCAACTACAGATGAAGATGAAGATTTACTTGCAATGTTAGAAGCAGTGAAATAAGTAATATTACTAAAACAAACAAAATAAATTAGAAAATATGGAGGACAATTAATGGGATTTCGTAAAGCAGCAACCGCAAAAATTGGTGGTAAGTTTTTAGCATTTGGTAATACAGGTACGGGAAAGTCACAGTTTAGCTTGACGTTTCCTAAAGTAGCAAGTATTGATAGTGAAACTGGTATTGCTCATTATGAAGGTAAAGATATTGAAATTGGTGGTAAAAAATATAATAATTTGGTTTTAGTAGATAATACATCAGACCTTGATGAATTAGAATCAGATTTAGATGATTTTCTTGCAGGTACATATGATAATCAAGTATCTTCATTGTCAATTGATAGTGAAACTAAATTTTATAACACAATGCAGGTTGGTGCAACAGAGGTTGAAGAACGTAGAGCAAGAAAAAAAGGTGACGATGTTAATGATCAAGTAGTTAGTTCTCGTCAATGGGGACGTATTAAGGTTATTAATATGAAATTACAACAAGCTAAAATTGATTTATCTGCAAAGGGAATTCATGTCATTTCAATTGCACAAGCAACTGATTTAAGAGATAAAAAGGACTCTACTAAAATTATTGGTGATAAGCCTGATATGCATAAATCAGTTCCATTTGATTATGATACTGTACTTAGATTCTTCACAAAGAAAAATAAAGATGGGGAAATTGAATTCTTTGCAGAAGTTATTAAGGATAGAACTTGTGTAACTAAAGTAGGAGATATTATTCAGAATTGTACATTTGATGTCTGGAAAGATTATTATGATAAAATAAATAAACTTTCTACAAATGAAACTTCATATTCAAAAGATTTAAAAACTTCAACAGAAAATATGGTAGATAAAGCTGATAAAGTTGATGATTTAGTATCAGAATGGAAAACACTTATGAAAGAATTAAGTGCAAAAAAGGATATGGAAACTATTTCAAAAATTAATACAAAACTTAAAGAACTTAAAATTAATGTAAAAAACATGAATTTATGTGATTTAAAAACAATCAATGAACTTGTAAGTTATTCTAAATCACTTATTGAATAATGTTTAAAATGGGTTGTATAAAGGGAGAATTCATAATAAGTTCTCCCTTATTCTCATATTCAAGGAGAAAAATAAATGAGTAGTAAAATGACAAAACAAGAAAAACAAGATTGGTTAGACCTTTGCAGTTATATCAAATTACAAATATTGGAATATTCTAAAGAAATGAAATTTCCTAAAGAGTTAGCTTTAAGATTAAAAGGATTAAGTGATGGAAAGTTTATTGCAAATAAATATATTCCTGCTCAAGCTAAATATGATTTTAAAACAATCCTAATAACTTGCAAAATATGTAGACCAAAAATTGTATCATATTTAAAAAATAATCAAACAAAAATCAAAAATGAAAGTCATAAAATTAATTTAATTTTAATGTTCGTTGAAAAAGAAATTAACGATGTATACATAAGACTTCGAGAAAATAGTATTTCACAAGAAAAAATTCAAGATATTGATATGAAAAATCAAACAAATTTGGGAGCAGAATATCAATCAAAAACAAAGCAGGAAAATAAAAGATTAGAAAATTTATGGTAATGAGAAGGTGATAATTATTTGACTGATACAACGAAAAAATTAACTGCTTATGAGAAAGAATTGCTAAAAGCAATTAAGAAAGTTAAGGAATATAAACTTGCGTGCGAGGCAAATATCGTAGCAATTTTCTATAAAAATTCTGATTTATTATATGATTATGATTTAAAACTTGAAGATTTTTCTGAAAATACATGGAGAGTTTATTGGCAAATTGCAACAGATATAGTTGTTAAAGAACAAAAGCCATCTTTAGATGATATTACAGTCGGTTTATATTTGGAAAAACATGACAAATTAAGACAAAAATATGAACTTTATGGTGGATATGAAACAATCGAAAAGGCTAAGAAATATGTAAAAGTTGAAAATATTAATGGATATATCAAAGACTTAAACAAATGGAATGTAGTTTTAAAACTTTTAAAAATGAAATTTCCTGTTTCTGATAAATTAAGTGAATTTGCCGATATGAGTATTGATGATATTTATTCTGAATATGATGCAATTTTGAATCATATTTTTATAAATGCGGATGTTGATGTAAAAAGTTATTCCATTGATGATAAATTAGACGAATTAATAGATGAATTAGATAAAGGGATAGCAGTTGGATTACCCTATCACGATATGCCTATGCTTAATAAAGAAACAGGTGGGCAAATGATAGGTAATATAACATTAGTTGGTGGATTATCTAATGTAGGTAAATCAACGTTTTCCAGAACAATTACAATTCCAAGTATTATAATGAATCACGAAAAATTAGTTATTATGCTTAATGAAGAAAATCAAAAAAAATGGCAAAGAGAATTATTAATATGGGTTGCAAATAATATTTATAAAAAAGATTTACAAAAGTTTGTTGTTAGAGATGGTAAATATACTGTTGAGGTAAAAACTTTATTAAAAAAATGTGCCAACTGGATAAAAGATAAAGCTGGAAATCATACAATTACCATTATTCCTTTTAAAAAGTATAAGACTGAAAAAGCGATAAAAGTTATTAAAAAATATTCTAGTTTAGGTGTAAAATATTTTATATTAGATACCTTTAAGGCAGATTCAGGTGCAAAAGCAGATAATATATGGCTTACTATGCAACAAGCAATGGTAGATATAAATGATGTAGTAAAGCCTGAATCAAAAAATGTACATATTTTAGTTACTTTTCAGTTAGCAAAAACTTCTGCAAGACAAAGATATTATACACAAGATAATGTTGGTGTAGCTAAAAATATAATTGATCCTGTTTCAACTTGTATTATGATTAGAGATTTATTTGATGATGAATTACCAAATGGAAAGAATGAATTAAAGATATATCGGCTTGAAGGTAAGAATGGTAAATCAAAGATTCCTGTTAAATTAGATAAAGATAAACATTATCAAATAATTTTCATTGTTAAGAATCGTGAAGGTTCAGCAAATCAATTTCAAATAGTAGTTGAACATGATTTAAGTAGGAATATTATGAGGGAAGTAGGAATTTGTCATGTTATGATAGATTTCTAAACTGATGAGGTGAGGTAAAATTAATGCTAATGATTTAAAAGAATATATAAAGAATAATAATTTAACTAAAGAAATTCTTCAAGAACTTGATTGTCATGATATAAAAGAATATACATCGGAATGGCGTTGTGCATTACCTCAAGGGCATAATAAAACTGCAATTTGTGTAAAAAAAGAAAATTTATTTTCAACAATTAGAACTTCTAATGGAACAAAAAATGGCGATATATTTTCCTTAGTCATGACAATCAAGAATATTCATTTTGGTGAAGCAAATAAATGGATTCATAAAATATTGAGTCTAAAATATGAATTTAATATTAAAAAGAAAAATGAAGAAATTAATGATCCATTATATATATTTAAAAAGGTAAAAA